GGACCACGATAATCAGATAGTTGGACACACTACAAGATTTTTAGATGATAGAACACCCAAATATATCCAGGACATACAGCCAGGATATGTGTTTGGCACAGACCTACAACGTAACAATTGGCAATCAGTGATTGTTGTAGAAGGAGTATTTGATGCACTCAGCGTCAACGGTGTGGCTGTGCTACACGCAGACATAAATGATGCACAGGTCAGATTGATAAGAAGTCTTGAACGAGAAATAGTTGTTGTGCCAGATCAAGATGTACCGGGCATGCGATTGGTAGAACGTGCAGTTGAACTAGGTTGGTCAGTCAGCATGCCCGAATGGCCAGCGGGAATCAAAGATGTGAATGATGCAGTAATTTGTATGGGAAGGTTGGCCACTTTGCTAACTATAATGCGATACAAAGAAACCAGTCGAATTAAAATAGAACTAAGGAAAAAACAACTTGTTAAAAGATTACGGACTTGATGTCCAACGCTTATTCTTAGAAATGATGTTGCAGGACGCAGAGAGTTATGTGCGTGTACAAAACATTTACAATCCAGAAAACTTTGATCGCAGTCTAAGACCAGCAGCCGAGTTTATTGCTAAACACAGCAATGACCATAAAACTCTACCTTCTGCGGAACAGATATCTGCAACAACAGGGGTTAAACTACAACACATTCCTGATCTCAATGCAGGACACTTTGATTGGTTCATGGAAGAGTTTGAAGCATTTACTCGACGCCAAGAACTGGAACGTGCCATCCTTAAGAGTGCAGACCTATTAGAAAAAGGTGAGTATGATCCGGTGGAAAAACTGATCAAGGATGCAGTGCAGATCAGCTTGACCAAGGACATGGGCACAGACTACTGGGCTGATCCAAGAGCCCGAATAGACAAGTATTTTAACAGTGGCGGACAAGTTTCAACAGGCTGGCCACAGATGGATCGTATCTTGTATGGCGGATTCAGTCGCGGAGAACTTAATATTTTTGCTGGTGGATCTGGATCGGGCAAGAGTCTTGTCATGATGAATATAGCATTGAGTTGGCTACAGGCCGGTCTAAGTGGTGTGTATATCAGTCTAGAATTAAGCGAAGAACTTTGTGCGTTGAGAACTGATGCCATGTTGGCTGGAATGAGCACAAAAGAAATACGCAAAGACATCGACCAAACAGAACTTAAAGTTAAATTGGTTAGTAAGAAAGCTGGACAGTATAGAATCAAGGCCATACCAGCGCAGAGCAACATCAACGACATCCGTAGTTATATCAAAGAAGTGCAGGTACAGACCGGAATTCGAGTAGACTTTGTGATGTGTGATTACCTAGATTTATTAATGCCGGTCAGTGCCACGGTAAGCCCAAATGACCTGTTTGTCAAAGACAAGTATGTGAGTGAAGAACTACGAAACTTGGCCAAGGAACTCAATGTGTTGTTTGTGACTGCGTCGCAGTTGAATCGTAGTGCAGTAGAAGAAGTTGAGTTTGATCATAGTCATATTAGTGGCGGTATCAGCAAGATTAATACTGCGGACAATGTGTTTGGTATTTTTACAAGCAGAGCTATGAAAGAGCGTGGCAAGTACCAGATACAATGCATGAAGTCAAGAAGCAGTACTGGTGTGGGCATGAAGATTGATCTAGACTACAATATTGAAACCATGCGGATTACCGACCCAGGCGATGATGAGCAGACCAGTAGTGGGTTTAAAAAGCCCAACATCTACGAAAGCATCAAGGCACAAAGCAGAGTTACTCCGACAGAAACTGTAGATCAGACTACTGGTGAAATCAGCAAGATTAATGCTGATGTGCAAAATGCCAAACTAAAACAATTACTAGGACAGATTAAAACCGGCTGATTCAGGACCAATTAGTTTAAAAACCCACTAAATAATACAAAGGTCCTGACCCGTATGCAAAAGAAAACCCGTAGTATTCTCGAAGAATTAGAAACCTTGTACGCCGAGCGTGATCAGCGTCATGTGATCGAAAATCGTGCCGCAAACATCATTGCCAGTGCCATACGCCTGCTTGAGCAAATAGATAGTAGTTACACAGCTGAACAGGCTGAAAACCTACAGCGCAAGTTGATCAATGCTATCAAACTGAGAGATCCTGCTAAATTTACAAGAACAGTGAGACGTACTGATGCAAATACATGAACTAACACAGCCCAAAAAATCTAAATTGGATGAAGTTGATTTTGTTGGTCCTGACAGTGTGTTTGCACAGGCCAAATCTGCTATACAGACCCGCGGCCGATCACTAATCGATCCACAAGCAGCCAAGGATGCTCAACAAGCCAGATACCAGGCTGATATTGCAAACAGCCTGGCACAAGGTAAAGCAGCTGGACTTGATAAAAAGCCCACTCTGAATTCAGCATTGATTAAATTAAAAGCAAATCCTGCAGCCACGCAGTATGTTGCTGGAATAGTGGCCAAGTGGCCCAGTGTAAGTAGCATGGGTGGCACGTTAACACAAACAACCACTGGTCAGATAAACAAAGCCAATCCAAATAATCCCAATGTTGAGTTGGATTATTATAAGCGCAATCCACCAAAGACTCAACCGGCTCAGCCTGCTCCAACTACTCCTGTTGCAGGCACACCAGCAACAGCACCCGTCGCTGATAAAGCAGCAAAGAATAAAGCAGATGCTGCTCAACGCAATGCTGACATAGAAAAAACAAAACAAGCAAATGCCGTAAAAAATCAACAAGATGCTGCTATCAAAGCAGCCGCTGACGCAGCCAAGGCCAAACCTGGATTTCAACAAACAGCCGCTGACAAACTAGCTATCAAATCCGCTAACACTAGAGGTATACGTGAAGATAACGCACAGGCATTTCAAGACACGACACAGAAACTTGGTCAAACATTCAAAGATGGAGAACGTGTATTGAATCCAAACGATGAACAGGTCAAGGCAAAAATTAAAGCCTGGATCGATAGCCAACTAAAAACAACCAGTCTAGAGACCCTCTATAAGGCTGAACAGGATGGGCTTGAAGGACTAAAAGGATTTGGCGAACAAATAGGAATCTATCTAGATAGCATGGTCCAAGATCACAACAACATACCTGCACAACAAAAAACTCTAGAAAGTCTTGTGTCCTTGGTTGTGGCTGCCAACCACTTGGTTGATTTTGAACGGCGTATAGGAGCCGGAAACAATTTACGCTATCAGGCTCGGCAAGGTACACAGGCTCAACCGGTCCAGACTGGATTGACCCCTGCTCAATTACAGAAGCTAAATGCTCAGGCTGCACAAGCTGGTGGGCCCGATCCCCAAAAAACTGGAAACGACTTCTGGGACAATCTAATAATACAAGCACTAGGATCAAGATAATGAAGATTTTTGAAGGTGGCAACGTATTCAAAGATGCCGACGGTCGTGCGCTCACACAACGCATCAATCAGGCCGATGTCAAACCTACTCTGGCCTGGCTAGAACAACTGGTTCCTGGCCTGGATCTACTGAACAACACACTGGGCAGTACTGGTATCAAGGACACATCGGGTGATCTAGATATCGCCGTGGATGCCAATAAAGTTACCAAAGAACAACTGCAACAAAGACTGGAGCAATGGGCTATCAGCCACGGCTTCAAACCACAAGAATGGGTCAGGAAGTCGGGCACAGCGGTGCATTTCAAAACACCCATCACAGGCAGACCCGACCGCGGCTATGTGCAAACTGATTTTATGTTGATGAACAATGTGCCATGGTCCAAGTTTGTGCTAGGTGCCATGCCAGTAGACAGCCAGTTCAAAGGCCGTGAGCGTAATGTGTTAATGAACAGTCTGGCCAAAAGTATGGGTTACAAACTGAATCAAATAGCTGGTATAGCCGATCGTGACACAAACAAAATAATCACTGACGATCCTGATCGAGTGGCCAAATTGCTCCTGAACAAAACTGCCACACGCCAAGACTTGGCCAGTGTAGAAAGCATAGTACAGGCATTGAGCCGAGACCCCCAACGTGATGCCAAGTTGGCTGACTTTCGGGCACACCTGGAACGTGAAGGCATTCCATTCATGGAAAGTGCCGTGGTCAATCCTTATCAAGCGTACGACGAAGTAAACTTCCTGGCTAGACTACGAGATCGTATAGTCAATCAAGGCATGCAGATCATTGTAGAAGCCGAAGTACAAGGAGGACGTGCCAAGGGCATTGAACATCTAGAAGACTATGTGTTCCGTAACGGTAGTGCAGGTATTAAAAAAGCCATGGACATAGTAAAGAACACGGCAGAGAACACTGGTGCCACTACCACAGTCAAGTGGGATGGCAAACCAGCATTAGTATTTGGTCGTGATCCAGCAGGAACTTTTGTCTTGACTGATGTGTCTGGGTTTACAGCCAAAGGCTACAATGGCCTGTTTACCAGTCCACGTCAAGCAATTGGATTGTTAGCACAGCGCGATCAAGATGCAGCCGCCAAAGGCAAGCCAGCTGGGCGTGTGGAATATCTTGGTCCCATATATGAAAAATTATGGCCTTTATTAAGTGCCGCATTACCCAAAACATTCCGTGGCTATGTACAAGGTGATTTGTTATACACCGACCGGCCCCCTGAGGATGCTGGCAATTTTGTGTTTACTCCTAATGCTATTACCTATAGGATCCCTATTGCCAGCGACGTAGGACAACGTATAGGCAATAGTGAAGTTGGCATCGCCATGCATACCCGGTACGATGAACCTGGTTCGCCAAAAGAACCAATCGGTAATGTTGATTTCAAACGTGTTCCAGGACTGTTGTTACTAGAACCTGTGTATGCCAAAGAAAATGTACGACCAAATAGAAACTTGGTACAAGCTCTTAGAGACGTATACAAAACATCAGGATCGGCCATAGATGGCCTATTCAATCCAGCAGAACTACGAGCCTTGCAAATCACTGACTTGCCTAAACTGTGCATTGATTATATCAACAGTAGGGTTGGTGCTGACTTTGATAACTTGATCGCCGGCTTTGGACCTTGGCTAGAAAGCACACAAAGTCCAAGAAAGTTTGCCAACATTGTAGAATATCTACAAAGTCCACGTAGCAATCTAGAAGGCATGGCTGCGGCATTTGAAGCCTGGGCCTTGCTACACGACATCAAGATGGACATATTACGCCAACTGGACCTACAACATCCTGGGCAAGAAGGCTGGGTAATGGCCACAGCAGGTGGCATGGCCAAGGCTGTGAACCGACTGGCAGGTGGATTCACCAGCGCCAACCGTGCCATAAACAATCCAGATCAACTGCCTACACCGTGATTTTCTCTCCAGATCATAAATAATAGTAGGACCTTAGAGTCCATACATAAAGGAGATTCAAAATGGCATTCATAACCGTAGTTTCCGGTGGCGCACAACCGGTATTCGCAACAGACGTACTCAATGGTAATCCAGCACAAACAGCCAACATGGCTAACGCTGCAGTTACCAACTTCCAAGGTCCTAAATTAGACTTTTTTGCTTTGGTAGCTAACACAGCTTTAACTGGCACAGTTGGTAATGCAGGTGGATACGTTAGTAACGTTCTACAAGCAATCCAGCAAACAGCTACAGTAGCTATGTATCAAATTAGTGGTGCACAAAATGCAACCATCAACTTGGCAGTGTATCCAGTTGCTGCTTACACAACCTCAACTTTGGTTGCTGCTGCTCAAACAGCCAATGCAAGTGGTGGTGTAAACATTGGTATTCCAACTGCTAACGTAAGCGCAACTGCAAGCTTCATCACTCAAGGTACATTCTACGTTTAATTGAGTTGATAGCACGACTTTCGTCGTTGAAAGACCCCAGATTAAAAACCTGGGGTTTTTCTTTGGCATTAAATACATGCTCGATGCTATCCCCTAACCAATGAGATTCTCCTGCACTACTTTGTTTGATATCACTGCCACTGGCGTCACTGGACACTTTAAATCGTCGCGAATACCTTTTGAAGATCGTGCTGGCAATACCATACTGGATGTTGCAGATTGGAATAGATCCAGGAACCAACAACGCAACTGGGAAACAGTAAATCAAATTATTGGCATGCGAACACAGGTCGATTCGACCATGCCGCAACGCCAAGGTTCCAGTTGGAGTTTTGAATTTGAAACAGAAACTCCTGGAGCATATGGCACTGATACTGATCCTGTGGCAGTATTGTACAGCGATGCAGCGGGTGTTCCCATGCTGACTGATCTGGATAACCGTCAAGACTTGGCATCAGTACTGGTAACGTCTGGACCCGAACAAAACATCTGGTTCAGTCCAATCACGGTAAATAAGTGAACTAGGAAAAAGCCATGAGTGGAACCACAGAAATTGAAAAAAAGAGCCTGGAAGCACATGTTGAATTGTGTGCCGAAAGATACAATGCCTTGGAAGACCGCATAGACAATGTGGATAGCAAAATCTCCAGTCTGGCTACCGTGGTCCGCGAAGTGCATGACATGATACAACACATGGGCAACAAGCAAACAGATCGGTTGATTGCCTGGGGAATTGGTATTATTGGTTCATTAGTGGCCACTATTGCCTGGTTGGTAGCACACTACGTTATTAAATGAATACAGAACAAGAATTTGACCGGATTTTCCGACAGGAATTCCGAGGCCTGATGGACCAGATGATTTTCCAAAATGACAATGGTGAATACGAAGCATTTGGCCGTTACGTTATACAACCAGGACCCACAGGATACAGGGTATCTTGCGCCGCAACTGATGTGGGTGTGTTTACCAATACTCGTCATGCACTAAGTTGGTGTATAGCCGACAAAAATCAATCATACGCATTGGCACGAGATCTATTCAATCTAGATCAAAAATTAGGATATATCACCGACGACATAGCCGTAAGAGCCGCTATTGGCGACCGTAGCACCCGACCGCAGTTCCGTGAAGATATCGAAATCAAGCT